CCCGTCGGATACCATCGCGAATATATCGTTTTAATGCCGGCTGATCCGTAGTCGCTTTCCGCCTCGGTATCCACGCATTCCTGCGACTCTTGATAATTCTTCACGTCGTCGAGCGGCTCGAGCGGGTTTTTCTGCGCGTAATAGATCCACACGCGCGAGAGACGCTTATCCGGTTGATCGGACACGTCCATCGCGTTCTCGAGGACGTTGTCCGGTGTCCACTGCTTCGCGCTCTGAGGGATCGGCCGGAGAACCTGGAGGCGAAGAGCGTTTGCGGCGTTGTCGTGCCACATGACAAGGCCGCACTGCTCGATCAGCTCCGCACACAAGGCCGCGACGCCGGTCGGCTCCGCGATCGTGCCCGTGAGCACGATATCCAGATAGGCGTCGATCTCCGCTTGCCACGCCGTTAGGTCCATGGTGCTCGAGGATACGCCGGCGTGCTCGAGCCACGATTTCAACATGAGGGCCGGCGACTGCGCGACATAGGCGGCGACGAGCTGGACGCGATCGCCGGCCTTCAGATCAACGTCCTCCGTCCCCAGATCGCCGCGCGAGATCGTCAGGGCATCGCCGGACCGGGTAAACGTTACGATCTCCTTTCCGCCTATGTTGGCGTAACCCGATGCGGGATAGTCGGTGTTGCCGATCCCCACGGGGAGCAGCGTCGCGGAGGTGACGCCGGCGGCCGTGTCGGACTGCAGGAAGCCGAGCGAGAGCGATGGGAATTGCGCCCGGCTGTTGTCCGCGAGCTTCAGAACATCCTTTGCCACGATCGAGAACGTCCCGTCGCGCGTCGGGCCGCTGAAGCTGTCGCCGACGTAGTGGCGCACGTCCATTGCTGACAGAGCTTGGCCGACAACGCCGCGGATGATCCGGACGGCATAGCCGCGGATCGACACGTGCCTCGCTCGAAACTTCCCCCAGAACGTCCCCTGCGCCAAAGGATCGTAGGCGCGCAAGTCGACGTAAGGATCGCCGCCGAGGCCGGTGTCCCCATAGGGCGGATCGCCAAACGAGACGGCGACGCTCCCGCGCGTGCCGAGATCCTTGCCGAGGCTCACAACCGCCGGCGTGACAGACACGCTCTTGATTATCGGCCGGGCGTCAATGCCGGCGTCCTCGAGGGCGGCCGTCGGGAAGGCAAACCGGAGCGTCACGTCGTCGGGAGCGAAGTTTTCCCGGTCCTGGCAGCTCCCGAGGGAATTATAGCAGCGGTCGGCGCCCGTGACGCCGAGCGCGGCCGTGCAAGGCGACGTGCCGTAGATCAACGTGCAATAGGGCACGTCGATCTCTACAAAGACGAGAGCGCGATCAGTCTTTGCCATTAGACCACGCCAGCCATATCAAGCTGAAGTTGCATCATGCCGTTTGCGCGTTGGTTGACGGGCTTGGCGTCGCTCGTCAGGAAGCAATAGCCGACTTCGTTCGGGTAGGACTGCGGACGCCATGCCCAAAAGAAAGGATACTGCTGCGCGTTCTGGACAAACGGCTCGAGGTGCTCGCGATAGAAGCTCGGCAAGATGTTCTGAAACGTCGCGCCGGTCTCCACGCTTTCCTGCAAGATCCTCCGGCCCATAAAGTGACCGCGCTCGGAGCGGCCGTTATAGACGCGCGTGGCGCGGCCGTAGTTGATCGGCGTGTGCCCGACATAGATCCGGCGCGGCATGATCAGCAGCTTGCCGACGTAGAGCACGGCGCACCGCGGCGCCTGGAGGCCGGGCTGGAGGCGGACGCGCAATGCATAGTAGGACACCGGCGCAAAGCGGAAGATGATCGGCGCATCGTTGCCGAACATCTGAGGCGCCATGATCTCCGTGAAGGGATCGCCGGACGTTGCTTTCGCCTCGATCGACACGGGGATCTGTGCGGTTCCGAAATTGTGCCGCGCTAATCCGACGTAATCGACCGGGTCAATGCGGTCCACTATGCACTGCAGATACTCGTCCACGGCCGGCGAGCCGACGAGGCCCTCCCATCGGTCATAGGTGGACGGATCGGCCAAGTTGCGCGCCGGCCAGGTTGCCGCCTCCGTGGTGGCGGAGACGTTGCTCGCCGTGACGAGCTGCTCCCATCCGATCACGGGGTTATTGCCGTTCGTGTCGTCGTCCGGAGAGAGGACGACGCTGGAGCTTATGACGATCATCGGAGCACAACCTCGCCGCCGTCGCGCTGGTACTCGAGCAACCCGTCCACGATGTCGCGCATAACTTCGCCGCGCACGAATTTGCCGGCCGACAGTCCCGCCACCTCGAGCACGCGACGCGAGGGCGCGTCCGCCGGCGGAGGCGCTGTTGGTGCGGCGTCGCCGCCGACTGCCGACGGCGCGGAGCCAGATCCCGGCGTCGTGCTGGCGATCGCGCGCACTTGCGCCATGCCCTTGATGGCGGCGGCGGCGGCGTTGACGTAGGAAAACGGAGGGCCGGGCGGATTGGCGAGGGCGCGCGTCACGGCCTCATAAGTGGAGATCAGCGCGTTGGCGTAGGCAAATCCTTTGTTTTTGGCGAACAACTGCGACAACGCGCCCGTGAGGTTGCCGGCGGTTTGCGCGATCGACGATTGCATAGAGGCCCATGCCTGGACGCTGGCGGCCGTCAGCCGCTCCGTGTCCACCATGCCAGCCTGCGACGCTTGCGCGATCTCGAGCATTTTCTGGCGATAGGTCTCCATCGGCGTAACCAAGCCGGCGAGCGTCTCGCCGTACATGGCCACGCGCTCCTGATTGAGGGCGATCGCCTCCGTCGAGAGCCGCGTGATCTCGTTCGCTTCCTCTTGTGCCTTCCGCGCTTCCTCGCCGAGGTTTGGCGCGTCCTCTTGGCGGACCGTCGTCGTAAAATCCCCGATCCCGGCGCGGCGCTTGGCGCTCGACAGTGTGTCGAATTTCTTTATCGCGGCGTCCAGATCCCGGTTGACTTGCTCGAGGGCGGGATCGCCTTCGCCCTTGCCGTCGGCCATCATGCGGGCTTTCTGCGCCGCGAGCGCCTCGATCTGCTTGCGGGCGAGTAAGATGCTATCGTTGAGCGCCTGCGTGTTCATCGCCTTGTTGAGATCGGCCGCGCCTTTCGATCCGAACGCGGACACCTTGGCGATCCACTCGAGAAACGCCGTTGCCGGGCCGGCGAGCAGCAAGCCGATATCCTTGGCCAGGGCGCGCGACGAGGCGGCCATGCGCGTCAGGGCATCGTTGAACGCCTCCGCCTTCTTGGCGTCCACGTCGCTGATCACAACGCCGAGATCCTTAGCCTCCTTTTTGAGATCCTCGATCCCAGAGCGGCCGGCATTGAGCAGAGGGATCAACCGCGCGCCCGATTTGCCGAATAGCTCTTGCGCGATCGCGACTTTGTTGGCGCCGTCGGCGTAGCCGGCGAACCGTTCGGCCACGTCGCCGAGCAGCTCGTCGAAATTGCGGAGCTGGCCGTCGCTGTTCTTTAGGCGAATTCCCATCGTCTCGAAGGCGAACGCGGCGTCCGTCCCGCCCTTGGCGGCCTCGGAAATGTTCTTATTGAACCGCCCCGCCGAGCTGGCCAGCTCTTCCATGCTGATCTCTGAGAGGGAGGCGGCGAACGTGAGGGCGGAGAATGCTTCCGTGCTGACGCCGGCGCTCTGCGCCATCTTGCCCATAGCGTCGGCGTACTGCAGCGCGCTTTGGATCTTCTCAACTGTGAACGTGGCCGCGAGCGCGCCGCCGATCGCCGTGGCGGCCTTCGCGATCGTCGCCCCGCTAATGCCGAGGCGGCCGGCGAGCGTCCCGACGGATTTTTCCGCCTCTTTCGACGCGGCGATAAAAGAGCCAGTGTCCATCTCGAGACGGACACGGAGCGCGCCGACTTCCGCTGAAGGCATGGCCGTTTATTTCCCCTTGGCGGCGCGCTTGGCGCGACGGCGGACGGTTTTCTCGATCTCGGTCCAGAGATCCGCGCTTATGTCCGGGATGATCTGATCGCGCTCGGCGTCCCATGCCGGGCGCGCCCACGGCTGCGGCTTGTTGTGGATGCTGCCAAACTCTGTCAGATGCCCGGCCGGGTCGCGGTTCGGTCCGACGAGCACGGTAAAATTCCCGCCCTCCGCGGCGGCGGCCTCTCGCGCGGCGGCCCTCGCGTCGCCTCGAGACGCGCCGGCGGCCATAGCCTCCGCAAACGCGCGCTTTCCCGCCGCGCCGGCGTCGCTCGAGTACATCACGCGGACGCTCCGCTTTAGATGCCCCTCGAGGACTGGCACGCGCTCACGCATCCGGCGGGCGATGCGATCCGCAGGCTTTTTAAGGATGCGGCGGAGGACTGACTTTTGGGCCGATCGCGGCAGATCGCGAAAGGCCGCCTTTAGGTCGTCCACGCCAGAGATCGCGAAGCGTGCGGGCTTTGGGGATGGCATCTTTGTTGACGTGGTATTTTTGATAAAGCTCGTCGGCCTCGTCCTCGGTGATCGCGGACCGGCCTTTCCCGTAGACGGCGCGCGGACGCCGCGCCTCTATGATCCACCACAATTCCTCGGGCTGTGCGGCCCAGAATTCCGCCGGCGTCAGGACGCCGGTTGCGACAAGGGCCTGATAGAGGCTCCGGACGAGGCTCTCCCGTCCGGTTGATCTTTTCCCTCGGACGCCGCTCCCGCCCCGAGGTTCACGCTAGCCGGCGGTATGATCCGCTCGAGCAGATAATGGACGAGAACGGCGGCGTCCTCTTGGATGCTGTCCGGCCCGAACATGCGGGCGGCAACGTCGCTCTCCGTCACGTCCTTGACGCCGGCGAACTTGAGCAGCTCGGCGTAGCAACACGCAATCTTGAAATAGGGCGTCCCCCCTCGGACGAGGAACCCCATCATTTCCGTGACGGTCATGTGCGGCTCTATGAGGGCGATCGCTTGCGTTACGCGATTACCGGGGATCACGTAGGCTTTCCCCTTCCATCGCAATTCCAGATCTTTCCACATGGGTTCGGGTTCCCGTTGGTGTTTGCTTCGCGATCGCCTCGAGGTGAGCCTTTACGCCGGCGGCGTGAATACCCAAGGGCCGGTTGACTGCAGCTCGACGGACCAAGTTGCCGCGTCGTTGTGCGGGTGCGTCGGATTGTAGTTGGCTTGGATGAATTCGCCGACGAGCGTCGCGCCGTCCGGCCAGACAAGCGTATAGGTGTCCTCGATGTTCCCGGCCATCCACGCGTTTCGCATAACTTCGTTTGTCGGAAGGCCGGCGAGAGCAATGGTGATCTGCTTGCTCCCGAACGTGCCGAGCTTGCGCACAAACCCGTCATCGTCGTCGGTTGTCACGTCGACGACTTCGCCGGCGCACGTGATGCCCTTCTCTCGCAAGCCGAGGATGCGGACGGGCGGCGACATTGCGCCTTTGTAGACTTCGAGGTCGCGGCCAAGATATTCGACCATTGCTTAGGTTCCTTCCGTGGTTAGGTGCGATACCAGACGATGAAATCGACGGAGCTGCGGAAGCGGTATTCGCTGGCGTTGCTCCCGCCTTCGCGATCGTCGCGCTCATTCTCGATCATCGCGAATTCGATCGTGACGCCGCCGGCGCTGCCGGAGAACCCGGATAGGGCCGCCTTGAAAGCGTCGGAGATCGTTTTGGACGCCAGGAAGCTCGCCGCCCACGCGTCGACTTGCACGCGGTCGGACTGCAGGCCGGCTTGGCCGTCGTCGGTATAGAGCGGCGCGCCCGAGATCTTGTTGACGACAACCGCCGGCAACGGGTCCGCTTGCGGCACGGAGCCGGGATAGATCCGGTCGGAGCAAAGAGAGGTAACGCCGGACGTGGCGAGCAGCTTGGCAATGATGCCCTTCTCGACGATCATGGCGAATTGTCCACGACAACGGGAGCGGCGTCGGCGCGCCTCACGGCGTCGATCTCGCGATAGGTCCGGCGGCCCTCGTCGATCAGATCCCGAACGGCCGTGATCTCATACACGGCGCCGCCGTGCTCGATCCGATCCGTCGGCGTGATCGTTGCCGTTGAGCTGCTCCACCGAACGAGGAACCGGGCGGAGATCTCGGCGCCGACTTCCTGCGCCCGATAGCTCTCGCCGCCGCTGGCGTCGCGTTTCTGCGCCCACACGCGCCGGTAGGTCGACCACGCCAGGATCTTCTCGTTTAGCTCGTTCCGCGTCGCCGTGGCGCGCTGGAGGTCGATCCGCGTGTCTAGATCGCCGTAATGCTTAGAAGCCATGGCCGACGTGCTCCCAGCAATAGCCGCTCGCCAGCTCGTCCATGCGCCACTGTTTCCAAGCGATCGCGTTCGCCCACGCGGTCCGGTCCGGCGTCGGCGGGATCTCGCCGAGCTTGTGCCCCGTCACGTCCCAAGCCATAGAGCCAGGGTTGGCGGCGATCGTCGGGATGCCGGCGAGAACGGCGTCCACGCCGCTGTTGGAGTTGAACGTCACGGCGAGCCGCGCGCCGGCGAGATCCTCGGCAAGCGTTTGCGCCGCCTTCTCGAGCGAATCCGGCTTGCGCGGGTGCGCCTGCGGATGCGACCGGAACTTAACGGGGAACTTTTGCCCGTACACGGTGAGGGCGTCGTTATAAAACCGGTCGATGTCCGTCCCCATTAGCGACATATCGCCGTGAACCTGCTGCAGCACGAGCGCGTAACCGTCGGGAGCTGGCCGCCAGGGCTGCATGAGGTGCGCGAAATGCTGCTGCCACCTCGAGCCGTCCTCGAAAGGACCATAGAAATCGGCGTGGCCGTTGAGGCCGCCACCGAACGAGACGCTCGTCCACTGAAAGCGATCGCCCACATAGCCGCGCTCGAGGACGCACACTTGGCGATTTAGCGCGCGCTGGACGGAGATCTCGCGTTGGCGGCGCGTGCTCCACATAACGAGAAGATCGCAAGGCGGCCCGGCGTGTAACACGAGATCAACGTCCCATCCGTGCCGGCGGAGGCCGGCGGCAAACGCGCCGCCCCACGTCGTTTGATGGTGCGTCGGCTCCGTCGGTCGGACGAGCACGCGCGCTTTTCTTTGTCGCGTTGTCATTTGAGGTCGATCCGCCAAGCCTCAGAAATGTAGTGGCGCGTCCCCTTGATCCATGTCACGCGCGCGCCGGCAAACCACGTTCGGAGCAGCTCGTCCCATTCGGAATAAGGCCGTTTGTTGATATGCAGATCGTCACCGGCGTTATTGAAGCTCGGACGGTTGTTCGCCGTCAGGATCACGTGACGCCGGGAGACGCGCGCTAACTCAATACACGCGCGCTCGTCGTCGCCGGGGATGAGGTGCTCGATCACGTCGAACATGGTCGCCACGTCGAACGCCTTGTCCGGAAACGGTAGGGCGTGCACCTCGGCATACTTGACGCGATCGCCGTCGATCAGAGTGGGGACGATCTCCGTCCCCTGCACCGGCGAGAAGCCAAGGCGCTCCGCCTCGAGCAGCATGTCGCCTTGACCGCAGCTCACGTCGAGATAGGCGCCGCGGATGGGTAGGGCGGCCAGGTCGCCGGTCGCATCGGCGCGGCGCTCCGCCTTCATCCGAT